GAAACTTGCTATTTATAAACGAAGCAAACGAACTAGATTACGAAGACTTTCAACAGTTAATATTTAGAACAGAAGATAAAATCATATTAGACTTTAATCCGTCAGATGAATACCATTGGATTTATGATAAAGTAATTCCTAGAGATGATGCTGAACTATTTATAACTACATACCTAGATAATACTTTTTTAAATGAAAGCATAAGAGAAGAGATTGAAAGGTTAAAAGAAACAGACGAAACCTATTGGCAGATTTACGGATTGGGTTTGAAATCTATTTCAAAATCTACTATCTTTAATTATTACGAATTTGATACGTTACCTTATGATGCAGAGTTTATATCTTATGGTGCTGATGCTGGTTATACAAATGACCCTACAACTTTAGTAAGCGTTTATAAACAAGGGTACAATCTTTATGTAAAAGAACATATTTACCAAACACAAATGACAACTATTGATATTGCAAACAAATGGAAAGATATTGGAATAGATAGACAATTAGTTTACTTTGATAGTGCAGAGCCAAGATTGATTGAGGAACTGCGTAGAATGGGTTTTAACATACGACCAAGTTTAAAAGGTGCTGATAGTGTCAATGCAGGAATAGACTTGTTAAAACGCTTTAAAATACACATACACAAAGATAGCCATAATTGTATTCAAGAATTTAGAAACTACAAATGGCAAGAAGATAGAACTGGTAAAACAATAAACAAACCAATTGATAAGCATAATCATACAATTGATGCGGTAAGGTATGCAACTTATTCCGTATTAAGCAAACCTAATTTTGGAAGATACACAGTTCAGTAATAAAATAAATTAAAAATAACTATATATAAATATGAAAATAGAATTAATTGTACCTAACAGTTTAAATGAAATTACTCTTGGACAATACCAAAAGTATTTAAAGCTGGGCGAACTTACAGAAACAGAGTTATCTTACAAGATGATTGAAATCTTCTGCGGTTTAAAGCCAGAACATATTAGGTTGTTAAAAGCTAAAGATGTACAAGATATTGTAGGTATCATTTCACAGATGTTTGAATCAAAACCTAGTTTAGTTCACACTTTTAAAATGAATGATGTTGAGTATGGGTTTATAAATAATCTTGATGAAATGTCTTTTGGCGAATATATAGATTTAGATACTTACATTGGAGATTGGGATAATATAGAAAAAGCAATGGCAGTTTTATACAGACCAATTGAATTAAGAAAAGGAAGTAGATATCACATAAAAGAATATGAGGGTGGAGATGCAGACCATTTAAAAGATATGCCACTAGACGCAGTTTTAGGTTCTATACTTTTTTTTTATCATTTAGGGAGCGAATTGTGTCAAGTTACGATGAACTCTTTAACGGAAGTGGAAGACAAGAACTTACTAGAGTTTCTCAATTCGGAAACAAGTGGGGATGGTATTCTAGCGTTTACGCACTCGCTCAACAAGATATTAGGAGATTTGAAGATATCACTAAATTAAAAATGCACGAATGTCTTTTATTCCTAACATTTGAAAAAGAGAAGAACGAAATAGAAGCAAGTCAAATAAAAAATAAATTCAATGCAAGGAATTAGAGGATTTTACCAACTTACAGAAACTATCAAAGAACAGTTACTTAATGATGTAAATGTAAACACAGTTACAACTGGAGATATTACAGAAATAGATTTATCTAAACAGACTATATTTCCTTTGTCGCATATTATTGTAAACAACGTAACTGCTGAAGAGCAGTATTTAGGTTTTAATATTACAGTAATGTCAATGGATATTGTTGATGAAAGCAAAGAGCCAACTACTGATATTTTCAGAGGAAACAATAATGAGCAAGATGTATTGAATACACAGTTAGCAGTTTTAAATAGACTTACAATGTTATTACGAAAAGGAAACCTACATACAGATTTATATCAGTTAGATGGCACTCCTAATTGTGAGCCATTTTACGAAAGGTTTGAAAACAGATTAGCAGGTTGGGCTTGTACGTTTGATGTCTTTATTCAAAATGATATTGATATATGCAGTTAGATGAAACTAGAGAAGCGTTAAATAAATTCGCTAAATACGTTGTACAACAATCAAGAAGCAATCTTACTAAAAGTGATAAGAACGTTTCTAAAGAACTTTATAACAGTTTAGGGTATGATTTAAACGTTTCTAAAAATAGTTTCTCTTTGAGTATTCTAATGGAAGATTATGGGGTGTTTCAAGACAAGGGAGTAAGTGGTACGGAAAAGAAATATAATACGCCTTTTAAATATACAAATAAAAGACCTCCTGCAAGTGCATTTAGTAATTGGGTTGTCAGAAAAGGATTAAAAGGAACTAGAGATGCAAAGGGTAGGTTTGTAAGTAGAAAGGGTTTAATGTTTGCGGTTGCAAATAGTATATTTAAAAAAGGAATTAAACCAAGTATGTTTTTTACAACGCCATTTCAGAAAGCGTTTAAAGATTTACCTGAAGAATTGATTTTATCTTTTGGTTTGGATTTAGAAAGGTTTATAGATTTTACAATAAAAGACAATTTGAAAAAATAATAAAACAAAAATAATATGTCAACAATAGCGTTTGCTAGAAGCCCAAGATATTTTTTCTATTTTGATGCGACTGCTTTATCAATGAAATTAATTATTAATATCAATGGAGTTAATGAATATACATTAATAAAAAACTTTGATGCAAATAATAAAGTTCTTTTTGAATATGCAGAATTAGTGAGAGATTATATAAATATTGATTTTTCAACACCAAGTAGTTGGAGTGCTGCTGTAATTTTAACTTATAAAACTTATTCTGGATTGAATGGAACTGGTACTGAATTATTTTCAAATAGTAGTCCTTTAACTTTCCTTTCAGATGGTTATGGGTATTTTGAAGCTGATTCTTATTTTACAGTTAATAAAGGTTTAATGCAATCAAATAACATTGTTTATAGATTAGTAGATTCAGATGTAAGGATTCCTATAAATAGAAATGCAACAACAAGAGTTAATTATTTACTTAATGACACAGTAGTTAAAACGGAAGCTATTACATCATCAGCAACATCTGCTTTTTTATTAATAGGCACAAACAATGATAGCTTTAAAGATAGAGTATTATCTGACGATGGTATTTATGAAGATAGTTCTTGTATTCAAAAATTTAACAATACAGTAGATTTAAACGGAGTTGATAAAATTACAATTGAAGCTAGTGATGGACTTGAAACTGTAACAATAAAAACAATTAGTGAGTGTAAATTTAAACCAGCTAAAATAAGTTTTGTAAATAAATTTGGTGCTATTCAAGATGTTTGGTTTTTTAAGAAATCAATAGAATCTTTAAACGTAACTTCTGAAAAATACAAATCAAATACAATTGTAAATGGAGCATTTAGTTTATTAAAACATCAGAAACAAAACTTTAATGTTGAAGGAATTAAAAAAATTACTTTAAATACTGGTTACGTTGATGAAAGTTACAATGAGGTTATGCAACAAGTATTACTATCGGAAATGGTTTGGATGGAAATAGATAGTGTTATTACACCAATGAATGTAACAACAAATAGTTTAACATTTAAAACAAGTGTTAACGATAGGTTAGTAGATTATAAAATAGATTTAGAATACGCATTTGATATAATTCAGAATATAAGATAAATGCAAACAATTGAACTATACATACAAGGTCAAAGAGTAGAGTTGTTTAAAGATGAATCTGTATCGCTTACACAAAGCATTCAGAACGTTAAGGATATTTCTAAAATATTTACAGACTTTTCTAAATCGTTTACAGTACCAGCTTCTAAAACAAATAATAATATATTCAAGCATTATTATAACTTTAGTATTGAAAATGGTTTTGATGGTAGAACTAAAAAAGATGCTTTAATTGAATTGAATCATTTACCTTTTAGAGATGGGAAAATAAAACTAGAAGGTGTTGATTTAAAAAACAATGTACCTTACACTTACAGAATAACATTCTTTGGTAGTACAGTAACTTTAAAAGATTTATTAGGAGAAGATAAATTGAATGCTTTAAATAGCTTAAACGCTTTAAACGAAACTTATTCTCCTACTGAAGTTGAAGCAGGGTTAAAAAGAAATCCAAGTACAAATGATGTAGTAGTTCCTTTGATAACTCATACTAAAAGATTGTTTTATGATAGTGTAAGTCATAATAATAATAATGGTAATCTTTATTATCATACTGGTGGTGGTACTAATCTTCACGGAGTAGCTTGGAGTGAATTAAAATATGCTTTAAGAGTTCACAATATAATTGAGGCAATTCAAACAAGATACGGAATTACTTTTAGTGATGATTTCTTTGTAGATACAAACGATAGGTATCATAAACTTTTTATGTGGTTACACAGAAAGAAAGGAGATGTAATTTCTGGTACTCAAATAGAAACTTATTCAAAACTTGTAGATGGATGGACTGCTGCTTCTGGTAATGTTTTAGATATGCTGGATTCATCAACTGCTTATATTCAAAACTTTGTACCAACGGAATATATAGATGTTTTTGAATTAAGATTAGAAAGGGTTACTTCTGCTCCTTATGGTGTTCAGATATTTAGAAATGGAGTTGAGGTTTATTCTGAATCAGATATAACTGCAACAACTAGAGCAATTGATTTAATTTCTTATGCACAAGCAAATGCAGAATATACAGTTGTTTTAAGTTACTCTGCATCAATTACATTTACGAATATAGAATGGACTTTAGATTACACTGACCCAGACCCACTTGAGCCACCTACATCTGATGTTTATTCAACTGGAACTTTTAGTGTTGCTACTGTTTTTGAATTTATCATTACAGAACAAATACCAGATATAAAGGTAATTGATTTTTTAACTGGTTTATTTAAGATGTTTAATTTAACTGCTTATATTGAAAGGAATACTAATATAATTAAGGTACTTCCTTTAAATGAATTTTATGCAAATTACAATTCTTATGATATAAGTAAGTACATTGTTTCTGATTCTAGTTCGGTAAATGTTTCATTACCTTA